TGATTCTTTATCTTCACTCATGGTTTATTTCTCATGTATTTTGTTTTAGTTAGAGAACGCCACTCGTTGCCTAGCGTCTCATCATATATAGTATCATATAGAGTAAGGTTTGTCAATTTAAAAGCACGGCAATTATCACCATTCATAAACACAGCTGATGGTTGCCTATAACTCTTTGAGCATTCATAAATACGAATAGGTGCTTTTGCTTCTGGAATACGAACAAAAAACAGTCTATCTACGTTCTCACATTTATTCCACTGAGAAGAACCGAGCATGAAAGCTTTATAGGCATAATTTTCCATAAGAGTCTTGACTTCATACGGTTTAGAGTCAACGACACCGTCTTTTTTTGGATCGTACCATACTGTTTCTTCTACTAAGTTATGTTTATTACGTAAGATTTTGCGTATTAGATCCTCACCTGATTCGCCAATAGCAGTGCGCCAATCATTCATAAACATTAAAAAAACACCTTAGATAGCAGTCCATGGTTACCCTCATGTGATGGAGTTCTCCATCCTTTTGGTTTAATAAGATCCGGCAGTCCCATAGGATTTGGGCGGGAAGCATTTACACCAGTTTTCTTATTCATATTAGCTACTAATACTTCGTTCCATGCTTTATTAGCATCTACATCAAAAGCATCTAGTGTGCCAATAGCTACTACACATAGATCAATAAGAGCATCGACAACGTCTTCTGCCGTTTCAGCGATTGCTAGTTCATTTAGTTCTTCACTAATGAAATTAACTCTAAATTCTAGAAACTTTTTGAGTTTCTCAGAATTCATAGTGTTGATTATCGGATGAACACCATAGTGTTCATGCATCTTATTAATGTCTTCTGACCAATTTGTACTCATACTATACTCCTAAAAAATCCAATTTGGCTTTAAAACCAACTAGATCATCATAATCCTTAGAGGTGTCTCTAATGTCCATCTTTATTTCCATTTTGAAGATGAATATCGTTTAAATTCGTCTACGATATCTTTATTAGTAATAGTTTGTAATAGAATTGCATTATTCTTAGAGAATAATTTCATTGTTCGATCATCGTCTGTTATGCCTGTTGTGACTTTTCGCTTATCTTTTGGCATTTTATATAGTCGAACTGTATTATTGTTGAATCTAGAAGGAGTTTCCACAAAGATTAGAATATCAACATCATTGCATTTTTTTAGTTGATCTGGTTTGACAGAAAAAGAGTTTTTCACATGCCATGCTTGTTGTGCTTTTACTTCACAAGTTTTATTATTCACTAGCATATCTTTTTTGCTATCCATATCATCTGATGATTCTTCAACTGATAAACCAAGAAAGCGATAGTATCGTGCTACAAGTTTTTCACCAAGTTCACCAGTTTTTTTTCTCTTTTCCTTATCACTAAGCATGCTTAGAATCCTTTACCATTTGTTGCAAGATAATTTTCACACTGGTGGTCAATATTTTGAATATTAGTTAGAGTCATATTTTCATCAGTTGAAAGTAAAAAGTTCATATTACATAATCCATTCTGGTGGTTGACGATTTTTCCACGAGTGCATCCGTGACTTACCTACTTTATAATAATGGCGGTAATTTGTCAAGGGATTATCACTGATTTTGTACTCATCAGCCATTGCTGAAGGCATCTTAGTCCATTCATAGTTTTTAAGATTATTTGGGGGAGAAGATAGCATATATGCTAGATCATTTTGAAAGCATTTATGAGTCTTACCATAACGATATGTATATTCTTTGCCAAGTGCATGAAAATGATCGACCAACCAGTTATAGTTCATGATTGATTGACGACACCAAACAGCACTTGGATGATTTACATGGGTAGCAGTATATATAACTGGATCACGAGCATCATCTAGATGCCAACGCTTTACATTACGTCCTGTTTTGGATTTACCGGGTACTTCATTACCATCAATAATCCGATGTGCAGTAGATAGCAATTGCGCTGATTCCAAAATCATTTTTACTACATGTTTATCAACCATCCATTGTGCGGCTTGAGTAGCATCATGACTGAGATAAAAGATATTCACTTATCTATTCCATTTCCTTAGAGCTTGTTCACGGTGAACAGGATTAGCAGTTGAATAAAATAACTTACCATTAAGAAAGTCCATGGATTGTAAAAATACACGTGCTGTTATTCCTGTAAAAGTTTCGGTTCTTACTTCACCATTAGGAGTTGCAAAACGCACTCTACAGTGTTGTGGTCTTTTTATTTTAACACATAAATCAGGATATGTCAATGACTTTTCTTCAAGTCTTATTTGTTGTGTAGAGACTTGCACTACTCTAGGATTAAAACAAACAAAATTTTGTGGATGACCACGCATAGCAAAGACTTTCCATGGTAAGCCAACTTGAATAGCGGTAAGACATAGACCATTATGATCATACATTATCTTAACCAGCTCTTGAGAGAACTCTGTAGGATCTACAGGTGGATTGCTAAAATTAAAGTTTTGACTTACTTCTTTAAGAATAGGATCTTTATAATTTAATATATACATTAATTCATTCACTTCTTATGATTGACAAAGTGCTCATCAAGTTCTTTTTTAGTTCTTTAGTTATATTATTTCTTTAATATTGTCCTTCAATCCTGCTGAAGTTTTTGTGTTTCACAAAGCGAATTATATTTGAGAACTTTTCATTAAGATGTTCCTTGTGAGAGATTACAAATAGAGAGCATTCAGCACCGATTATGTTTAGAATCTGCATGAGCATTTCGGTTGAGTTAGAATCTAAGGATGAGTCCATGATCTCGTCTAGAATAAGTAGATTTGTAGTCATTGAGTTTCTCAATTTAGCTACTGCTCTCCATGTAAAGAGTAGAGAAAGATCAATCCTCTGCTTTTCTCCTTCAGAAAAAGAAGAATAACTAAACTCATCTCTAAATCTAGACTTAATGGTTTCCTCAAACTGGCTATCAAGTTGGAAATCCACAAAGAAATCCATGATTGATAGATACTTATTAATCAGTTTATTAATGATAGGTATATACTGATTTATTATTTTAGTCTTAATACCACCATCTTTAAGTATTGATGAGGCAAATGCAAGAACTTGTTTCTCCTCATAAAGTTCATTATATTTACCGGCAGCAATAGATAGTTCTTTTTCTAAATCAGAAATCTTTAGTTCTGTTTCAGTGTTTATATCATTTTTAGCATTGTCTATTTCATCATTCAGTGAATCAATCTTCCATTGAAGTTGAGAAATAACATGTTTAAATTGAGTCTTTTCTTCACGTATCAAATCAATCTCAGAATTTCCTTCATTATAGATAACAAGTTTTGTTTTTAACTTTGTTTCTAATTTTGAAAGTTTTTCTAGACCAGAGTCTAGTTCGGTAATCTTTCCATTATTGATTTCTATTCTCTCACAAGATAGCTTAGTGTCAATACCTTGTTTGCAAGTTGGGCAGTTTTCATGATCTGTAAAGAACGTAATTTCATTGTAAAGTAGATTTTTCTTAGCATTAAGATCATATTTAAGCTGCTTATATGTTTCGATATTTTTATTGATTGCTTTAATATCAATTTTGTTTTGTCTATCATAGATAATATCATATTGAAGTTGAGCAGAATTCAGTTTTTGTTCTTCAATATTAATTCTGGTTTTAAAATCAAGAATAGTTGCTTTCTTTTCATCAATGAAAACAGTACTTTTGGTTTTTAGTTCTTTGATATGGGCATTAACCAGCTTGATCTTTTGTTCAATTAGTTTTTTTTCATATTCATTTTCGATCAACTCAGCACTATTCTTTTGTAAATCTTCCTTGAGTAAAGTATTCATAGTTGTGAATACTTGTAGATCAAGTAGATCTTCAATGACAGCACGACGTTGACCGGTAGGTAGTTGCATAAATGGCACAAATGATGCCGACCCAAGAATATCTACTTGACAAAATGTTTTATAGTTTAACTTAAGGATTTGCTTTTCTAGAATATCTTGATAATCACGAACGTCTGCCGATTGATTTAATAGAGAATCATTACAATATACTTCAAAGATATTTGGCTTCATACCACGTCGAATCATATATGAGTTTCTACCGATGGAAAACTCAATCTCTACCAGAAGATCTTTTTTAATAATTGTATTCATAAGTTGTGGTTTATTGATATTTCGGAATGGTTTACCGAAAAGAGCATAGGTAATAGAACACAGCATAGTTGACTTACCAGAACCATTAGAACCTACTATAAGTGTAGTACCAGGCTTGCTTAAGTCAATTTCTGTAAACTGATTACCTGTTGATAGAAAATTGCGCCATCGAATAGTTTTAAAGTAAATCACTCTACACCCATAGAAATAGCCTTATTATATAGATTAGTAATCACTGACTCAAGTTTCTTTGTATTTACGATAGAAGAATCAATTTGTTCAATATGTTTTTTAAATATATCTAGTGTTGATTCCGCTTCGGAAATAATCTCAAAATCATTGCTGGTATCCATATTGAGGTGATCTTCAACAATCTGAATATCAAGCGGGCCTACTTTTTCTAGTTGTTCACAGAATAGATCAAACCAATATGGATTTGTTTTGTTCTGAATAATAATCTTACAAAGAGTGCCAGAATACTTAGACCAATCTTGAGTTCTAAATAGCTGTTCGATTGATCCTACATCTAAATCTGAATAGAATATTTTTCGGAACATTTCATATGGATTCTTAATAAACTTTAGATCCAGAGTTTCTAGATCAAGAATGTGAAATCCACGGTCATCACCATAATCTGACCAAGTAAACTGACCATGTGAACCAAGATAAGCAATAGATCCTTTTCTTGATTTATGATGATAATGACCAGATAGAGTTAATGGGAATCGGTCAAATAATGATGGATTATCACCATGAGTATTTGTACTACCACGATACATATCAAAACCCTCAAGTTCAAGATGACCCATGCAGACACGGGCATATGAATTATTAATTGTTTCAATAGAATGTTTTCTATTTTTATCACAAATCCATGGAACTAGAAGTATTTTAACTTCCTCAATATTGATATCTGTTGCGCATTTGTATATGGGAAATAGATTGCTATAGAACTCTTCTGGGGAATTTGGCTCGTTTGTGTTTTTATAATAAGTATCATGATTACCAATCACTTGATGATATTCTAGATTTCTATTTAAAATAGGTTGAATAAAATCGGTGCGTAGTCGATTGACTGTCATGGTATTTGTCATTTTACGACGATCAAAAAGATCGCCAAGATGAATGACATGGCGTATTCCTCTTTTATCAATTTCTGGAAAAAATACATGGTCCAGAAACTTTTTAGTCATATCCATAAATGCTACGTTATCATTTCTCACTCCAAAGTGAGTATCAGTAATAATAGCAACTTCCATCAGACGTCCTTCTTGTCAACAAATTTTTCTATCCCTACTATAACACCTTTTTTGGGTTTTGTCAACTTTTCTTCAAAATCTTTAATGATTTGATTTGATGCTTCATTATCATATGATTCAACAATATATTGAAACTCATGAAGATTGATATTCTGCATGTTCTTATGCTTGATATAAGATTGTTTCTTTTCTTTGGCAATTCTTCTAATAAAAGCATTCCAGGCAATCCAAGAAAAATATCCAAACGCGTTTACAGCGCCAGATCTTGATCTTTCCGCCGATTTGGTTTCATCAAAGTTATTGACTGCATAAAGACAGTTTTCAATTGCGTCACCAACCATCTCATCCTTATAGGAATAACCTGAGAAGTTTGGTCGAGTTGCCATCTTTGTGCAAATAGCACTAATACAAACTCCAATATATTCTGGGATCCTGGCGTCTGGATATTCATTAAGTTTTGCTTTGTATTCATTTAAAGCAACAACAAAGTCATGATTATTTACATAGTGTCTTTTTATAGTTCTTACAGCATTCATGTGTTGACAACTTTCATAATATGGTTATAATAGGTCTTGAGGCAAAAACAATGGTATAGGTTAATGAAGGTCTATAGGATATATCTTGTAGTCAAATGACTCTGAGGTATAAATCTTGATTCGTTCCATAAAGTGATTCAAGGTATGATTTCTATTTGATTTCCATGAAAGATCATCTGCTATATCATATAGTGTGGCATTTAACTTGGATTCGGATTTACGGAGTGTTCTACCAATTGATTGAAGGTTACGAACCCTAGATTTGGATGGGCTTGTAAAGATTACATTCTGTAGATTTATTATATTTGTGCCAGTAGAAGTGGTACCTGAACTCGCAAGGATAATACAATTCTTTTCAATCTCTACAGCTTTACGAATCTCTTCACGTTTTGAAGCATCTACTTCACCAGAGATAAAAAACACTTTTCTATTATGTTGATTGTCCTTTAATAGATCATATAGGACTTTACCATGTTTTTCAACAAAGTTAAAGAATACTATTGTATTACCTTCAAGGGAAAGCACTAGATTTTTGATAAACTTATTCCGTTTAGAATTAGTCACAATAAAATCTAGTTCAGTTTGATAATCTGTTTTACTGATTAGTTTCTTTTCCTCATCAGTATATTTAAGAACTAAAGCCTTGATCTTGAGTTGAGCAATAGTCCCACGGTTCATTAATTCAGCAGTGGTAGTGACTTTTCTTGTAGGACCAAATAAACCTTCAAGGACCATAGCATTGGTTTTACTGCCATCTAAAGTGCCAGTAAAACCAAATCTTTTTTCACACCCAGTAAGTTTAGTCATAATAGAAATAAGACTTTTGGCAGCAAAAAGATGACATTCATCTCCAATAACAAGATTAAACTGTGCAAACCATGCAACAGGAAGCTTATAAATTGACTGCCAAGTTGAAATAA